TCCCGACGCTCGTCCAGTTGGCGTCCACTTCCATCGAGCCGTTGACGATCAGGTCGTCGCCAGTGATGTTCCAGGATTGCTCGTCGAGATAGGGACCGTTGTTGAAAGCAACCGTGGAAAGGGTCCAGGACGTATGACCCGTGCGCGTGAGCTTCCGCGGCTCATAGGCCGGATGCACGATATACATTGTGTCAGCGTCCTGAGCGAATTTGAGCCCGGGCAGATCAGCCTCAAGATACGGGCTCGAGATCTCGTATGGCGATCCTCCGGATTCGATCTGGCCCTGGTCCTTGTAAAAGCGGATATACTGATCGCCAAACTCGAGGATGTAGGCCTGGGTAATCGAAAACTCGAAGGGAATCAGCCGGACGACCTTCGAGGAGTCCTTGACCTCGGCGACGAAGTAGGTCCCGGGGCGGCGCCGGGCCGGCCCGTGGACCAGGGGGATGAAGTTCTCCATCTTCCGGCAGCCGGCGACGTACTTCTCGACGTCGACGCGGCCGTAGAGTTGCGGAGAGAGCTCGCCGGCGTTGAAACTCGTGATGATCGGAGAAACCCGCGCCATGCCTACAACCTCGCGTTAAGCCAGGAATCGACCTCGATCTCGTCCGGGGTCCCTTCCTGGGCGTCGATGCAGCCGGCCTCGAGCTTCTTTTGCTCGTAGACCTTGAGCATGAGCTCGGCCAGGCTCCGGTTATTCGAGAGGGCGTAGGCGAGCTCGGCCGCCAGGCGCGCCGCGACGGCGCCGACCAGGAGCGGGTCCATCTCTCCGGCGCCGATCCGCTTGATGTAGAGGATCTTCGCCGTGCTCTCGTTGGTCAGGAGCTTGCGGCCCTCGACCTTGAATTTCAGATCTAGCCGCTCGAGTTGAAGGACCCGGAGGCAATCGGCCGGAAGGGCATACTGGAAGGCGAAGCCAAAGACCGGCGTATCGGTTTCCTGGGCAAGCGAGGCCCTGGCGGTCGCGCAATTCCAGTTGTAGGCCCGGAGCGTTTCGTCAACGACGGGTTGGTAATAGACCTTGCACTTCCGGGCGGCCTCGGTCTGCTCCTCGATGTTCGCGATCGTTTTGTGTCCGATCGCGGTAAGCGCAAGGTTGCAGATATCGACCTGGCTTGCCATTGACCCACTCCTCTGAGGATCCGAGGAGGAGGGGCGCGAGGCCCCTCCCCTCTTTCGCTGTTAAAGTTCCCAGGTCTGAGGCCGCTTAGTTGGAAGCGGCCTTGAAGATGACGAGTTGCACCTTGCCGGTCGCGGCGGCGACGCCGGTCTTGAGGACCAGGGCCGTGTCGGCCGTGGCCTTGTAGCCCACGCCGTCCGTCTTGCCCTTGAAGGCCTCGACCGCCGAAGTGCAGACGGTCGCCGCGATGTAGCGGTCATCATCCCCGGAGTCGCCGAGCTGAACCGTGACGTTGGTCCCCAGGGCGGCCGCGACAAGAAGGGCGCCGAGGAAAACCTCGCCCTTCCTGAGCACGCCCATGTTGACCGTGGTCCCCGCGGCCTCGCCGGCGAACGTGAATTCGTCGTACATGGCGCGGACCTTGCCGCCGTACTCGGCCCCGAGGAGGTTCCTCATGGTCGGAGAGGCGTATTTTGCGTAGTTGCTTCCGTTAGCCATCTTGAAAATCCTCCTGTGTTACTGTGAAGGGGATCCCGGAGGATCCCCGGGTTGATTGATTAGCTTTCGGTCGCCTGGATCTCGACGACGCCCTTCTCGTCCATCCGGGTCGCGCCGATGAACATCCCGACGTAAACCTGCGTCGCGTAGTTCTTGTCGTCTCGCTCGGAGACGCGGGTGATGATGTCCGTCCCGATCCCCAGGAGAATCGAGCTCTGGCTCCAGGCCAGGCAGGAGCGGGTCGTCGAAACCTTCTGGAGCCGCTCGGACCGGATGAATTTGAACCCCAGGAACGTGTCGATCTGGCCGGCGGCCAGGGCCTTGACCGTGTTGTAGTCCGAGGACTTGATTTCCGCGGTGTTCAAAAGGTTCGTGACCTGTTTCGCGTTAAGAACGATAAAGCGCGGCTCGTCCGGGTCGTTCTCGTAGCTGTCCAGGATTTCCTTCGTCTGGAGCAGCTTCGAGAGGGTGAGGCCCGCCGATCCGTGGGCGATCCGGTGGGTCGAGGTCGGGAAGGGATAGGTCGTCGTCCCGTCCCGGCCGCCGTAGGCCGTCGCCAGGGCCGCGGCGATGATCTCGTCGTCAATCGCGCGATTCATCGCGGCGACCGCGTTGACCGCGTACTTCGAGGTCGGGTCGGTGATGAGAGTCGGCCGGTCGAAGTTGTCGATCAGGTCCGCCCAATCGTAGGGAGCCGGCGCCACTTTGCGCCGGACGTGGGGCGTCGAGATCAGCGGCGTGTCCCCGTGGCGCTGAGTCCGCTTCTGCGCGGCGGTCTGGTCGATCTGATCGAAGAACCCATATTCCCCCTGGACGCCTTCCTCGCGGACGCAGGGACGAAGGCGAGAGGGCTTCTGCTGCTGCAACAGGACCACGTTGTCGTTGTACTGCTGCACCATTGCGGTCGTGATTTCAAAGCTCATGGAATGATCCTCCTCTGTGAAAGGGGTTGGTTTTTACTCGTTGAACCGTTCAAGATTTCTCTTTCGCGATTGCCCGAAACCGGATCGCATCAACCATCAACGCGGCCCGGATCCCCGAGAGGAGGATTGCCCGGATATGTGGGAGAGAGCGGGAGCCCGGGGCCGGCCAGGAAAGGAGGAGTAGGAACCTGGTTATCGGCCCCCGGGCGCCCTGGGGCGTATCAGCCGCCCATCGAGAGAACCTCGTTGAGACGCATCACTTCCTTGACGGCCTCCTCATGCCGCGGGTGGCGCTTGTTGAAGTACGCCTCGTTGAGCGGGTTTTGCTTGTTGCTTAGAATGTCCTGCTTGCGGAGCTTCGCGTCGTTGGCGTTGAGATCGAAGCTCGGCCGCTCGCCGCGCACCAGGGAGCTCTCGCGCATCGAAACCCCGATCTGCGCCAGGAGCCCCGTGATCAGCGGGTCGTTGCCGTAATTCTCGGCGATCAGCGAGATCTCCTCGGGAGAGCCGCCGAAGGTTTTCAGGACGCGGTTGGCGACGTCGACCATCTCGTCGGCCTTCGCCCCGAACCTCTCGCGCATGGCCGCGACGCCGGCCTCGTAGGCCTTCTCGCTGTCCGCGGAAAAGGCCTGGTAGTCCTTGAGGACCTCGCCCATGTGCCAATCAATGAGCTTCTGGACCTGGCCCGGAAGAAGCCCGACCTCGTGGGCGAGCTTCTTGAAGCCCTTGAGGCGCTCCTCGTTGATCTCGATCCCCTCCGGGATCTTGTCCTCGCCCGGGAGCTTGACCTGGTAGCCGTCGGGATCTTTCGGCCGGCCGAGCTTGTCGAAAACCTGGCTCCAATACTCCGGCGTATCGTTCTTCCCGGCCGGCAGAGCGATCTTCTCGGCCCCGATCATGCTCTGCGCGGAAATGTAGCCCTTCACGAGTGAAGGAAAGTCCTTGATGCTCGCGAGGCTCGGGTCCTGGGCGAGCTCGGCCGGGATCATCTCCCGCCAGTTCGCGCCCTGCGTTGCCCCCTGGGTCGTCCCCTGGGCGCCCTGCTGTCCTTCGCCGCTTCCGGATTGCCCGGCAGTTTCGGATCCGTTACTCATGCTTTACGACCTCCTTGATGATGTTATTATCCGCATCCTGGACCATGCCGAGGATGTATAGGACGACGTTCCTGCTGCCCTCGAGGAAAAGCGCCTCCTGGGGATCCCCGCGATAAGTGGGGTCGAGGAAACAAAATTGATTCGCCAGGTCGTCCAGGACGAGCTTGCCGGCGTCGCCGGAGAAAACGTCCCGGTAGGCCCGGATGACCTGTTTCTTCCGGATGTCCGGGTCCTTGTGCAGTTGGCCGAGCCAAGTAAAGATCCGGCGGAATTCCATCCCTCACCCCCACCAGCAGGCCCAGGCGATCAGCGTCCAGATCACGACGCTTGCCAGGAAGGCCAGGAAAATCCCCCTGGCCGGCGCGAGGCCGTCATAAAGCAGATCGTCGTGGTTACTGAGCTCCGGCACTTGCCTGGCCTCCTTGAATGATCTGATCGAGGATCGAGCCCTCCTCGACCTTCTTCTCGACCGGGACCGCGGCCGCCAGGTCCCTCATGCCTTGTTCCTGTTGCGCCTTCTCCTGGGCCGCCTGGCGCTCCTCCCGGATCTTCCGGACCTCGCTCTCGGGCCGGAGCCATTCCTGGGGCGTCCCGTAGCGCTCCGCAACCCCGCGGGTGATCTTGTCCATGTCGTAGACGTCCCAGGCGCTCGGATCCTGCGTGGCCTGAACGACGCTACCCGTGAACATCAAAGCCCCCTGGGCAGCCTTCGTCTCGAAGGCCCTCATGGCCATCGCGAGCTTCGAGATATAGTCGACCTCGATCCCCTGGTCGCGGAGCTCCTCCGGGACCGGCGCCAGGTAGCCGGCGCGGTAGAGAATCCAAAAGACCCGCGAAAGGAGCGGATCGTAGAGCTCGACCTGGAGGCGCCCCAGGGCCGGCCCCAGGAGCGCGAGCTTCTCCTCAGCAAGCTCGAGGACCTCCGTTGCCGTCATGTTCTTGTCGCGAGAGGCCAGGAGCGTGAACAGGTCGACGAAGAAACAATCGTTGATGGCCTGGCGCCGTTGGTTTTCGTACTCGAGATTGACCTGGATCCGGTCCGGGACGTATAGCGGCCGCGGGCCTTCCCCCGGCCCGGGCTTGTAGTAGTTCAGCCCTCCGGGCGTCAGGCGCAGAGGGGCAAGCCTCATCTCGTCCGGGACGAGAAGCGGCGGATCCGCGATCTTCTGCATCGCCTTGATATCGGTCTTGCTCATCTCGTTGAGCATTTTGACATCGGCCAGGGCGTCCATGCCGGGAGAGCGGCCGTAGACCTCCTCGGAGTCACGGAGCCATCGCGGGGTCATGTAGGGCATCTCGAGATATCCGCCGACCTCGAGGACGTTCTTCGATTCCCGCTCGACGTAGACCGAGGCGATGGGCATGTTTTCGCGGCCCCACTTGAGCCGGCGGATCTTGCTCCGCTTGTCGTAGAATAGCTCGACGTCCTGGCGCGGGAAAACCGCGTGGATGACGTCGTGCTTCTCGTCCGGGCTCTTTGTGGCCGCGTCCTGGATCTTCTTCGAGGCCTTCTTCCCCCAGGTCTGTATGATCTGCCTGACCGTGTAGGGCTCGAGGCGATAGACCGCGTCAACGACGCCCTCGGCGTTTTCGTCCAGACAGATCCGGCCGATATTGAACGTGACGAAGTTGAGCGGCCGCCGGGTCCCCTCCATGACGTAGATGTTCCCCGTACCGGCCCATCCGAGATCCGTGTAGACCTCGTGAATCGCCATGCCGAAGTTCGAGGAGTTCATCGCATCGCGCATCCGCTGAGACGTATCGCGGAGCCAGGCCTTGACGGCCGGCATCCGGGCCAGGGCCTTGTCCTTCGTCGTGAGCTCGAACCAGGGCGCCCCCGGGCTCGTCATGTGGCCATAGAGGCCGTTGGCGAAGATCCGGAGCGCCTTCGTCGCGGTCCCGTCGAAAATCCTGAAGCTCCGCTTCGCCCCGAGCGTTCCCTGGGTCGTGACTGTCGCCTTGACCGGGATCATGTATTCGGCGATCTCCTGGATGTGCGTCTTGTACGTACCCTTCTCGGCGTCGAGCTTTTCGAATCTCCGGACGATGTCCTCGCCGCTGTTTTGCATGGCCGCCTCTCCGTTATTCCCCCAAAAGTTTCTTCTTCATCGTACTTGCCGTTTCCTGCACACCCTGGGCGCTCGTGAGCATGGTCCGGGTCTTTTTCCTGGCCTTCGCCGCCAGGACCCGGAGCCGCTCCCGCTGGGCTTCGCTCGATTCGCTCGCGGAGGCCCCGGGACCGGCCGGCTCGGCCGCCGGCGGCGCCTCGATATTGGGGAACTTCGGCATCTTCGGCGTGAGGAGACCACCGATGCTGCTGAACACGTTGCTTGCTACCCGGCCGGCCCACTTGAACGGTTTCGTTACTGTCTTAGCTGCCCACTTGAAGGGTTTCGTTACTGTCTTAACTGCGCTTCCCATGACCTTGACCTCCTATCGTCCGAATGGGTTGTAGTCGATGATCGCCTGGCCGCCGTAGCCGCGAGGCGCCTCGTAGCCGAACGGGTTGTAATCGGTCTGCGCGAAGGCCGGCGCCCGATTCCCCGCGTCGCCGAACAAAGGCGCCGGCTGATAGACGGAAACGCGCTCCAGGGCGAGCAGAAGGTAAGCCGTCGCGTGCCGGTAGTGGTCCGGGCCGACCTGCTTGTATTGGTACTCCTTCGAGCCGTCCTTGTTCTCGACCAGGACCTTGACCAGGTTGCACATTTCCAAAACGTATTGCTCGAGCTCCTGGGAGCGCCTGGGAAGGATGAGGCGGCCGGTTGTCGTCGCGGCCGTGTGAACCCGGTCGAGGACCTCCGTCCGGTTTATGACGACCTGGCGCTCGTCGAGGTTCCATCGGGCATCGCCGCGTTGATGCTCCTGATAGTCGCACAAGAACACCGGGAAAGCCTGGCCGCGCTGAAACTCCCGGGCCTTGTGGATCTCGGGCTCCATGTCGATTACGCAGCAATCGACGTTGAAGCGGATCCCCAGGTCGCGCAGTTCGTTCCATTCCTTATGGCGGCCGGCGTAGCAGACCTTGACGACGCCCGGGGCCGGCTTGTAGCCGATAACGACGTGGAGCCAGGAGCCGACGTCGACGCCCATCGCGGCCGGCCCAGGGTGGCGTGTGTCCATCGGATCCGCGCTCGTGCAAGCCCATAGATCCGAGGGCTTGATCCGGTTGGCCGCGTCGACGTAGGCCATCGCGAGCTTCGAGTTGTAAAAGACCTGGCGCTCGCCGGGCGTGAGCTCCGAGATCCGCTCGTACTCGTTGAGGATCACGGTCGGGTCGACGTAAAGCGAGTTGAGTTGCGAGATCCAGTAGCCGCGGAGGTCCTTGACGGAGGGAGCCTGGGCGATCCATTCACCGTCACGCGGGAAGATCTCGGCCCCGCACCGGACGCACGACCGGAAAGCGGAGCCGTCACGTCGTCGAGAGAGGCATCGGGGAAATTCAAGCTCGAGGATGGTCCGCGTGTTGCAGGAACGGCAAAGGATCGCCCAGGCTTGTTGGTCCGATTTTTTATAGTCAGCGTCCACGCCATAGTCCGGGATCGTCGGCGTCGAGAGCTTTTCGATCTCCTTGATCTTGGAGTGGGCGACGCGCTCGGTGGCCAGGGCAACCATAGACGGGTCCATTTCGTCGTATTCGTCCTCGACGATCCGGTCGACCGGGATCGACTTGAGCTTGCTCGAGGTAGAGGCGAGGCCCTGGATCCGTTGGGTCGCCCTGGCCCCCCGGAGGTAGAGCATGGCAGAGTTGATCCGCTTGATGTTGGCCGCGTCCGTGGACTGAACGAAAGCGCCGATGGTTTCCGGGTTCTCGTCGATCAGCGTGTTGAACCGGGCCTTCGAGAAGTCGGAGACGTCGTCCGCGGTCGGGAAAAGATGCAGGACGCCCTGACGATAGCGCTGATGGATCATGCCGTGCAGGGTCTTGAGGACGCTTTTCTCGGTCCATCCCATCTGCGAGCCCTTCTTGGCGACCTGGTGCGGGTGCGTGTCGCGCAAAGGCGCCGCGAGATACTCGTGGGCCTCGTGCGCAAAGGGTCCGCTCTGGAGCATGATCCTTGAGGCCTGGGTCCAAAACCAGGCATCAACGGCCATCAACCGCTCTGGAACGATCCTGGCGCGTTTGGAGGCCATTTCTGATTTACCCCGTGGTGGACACGGGTCATCGGCCTTTACGCGCTCTGAATCGATCCTAACGCGTTTTACGGCCTTTTTTGCTGGCAGCCTTTCCGCGCTTTGCATTTTTCTCGTTGAGGCGTCGCTCATAGTCCCTTGTCACGGCCAGGAGGAGCTCGCGCTCCTCCGCGGGGATTTCGTCGTAGGGGATCGGGCCTCCGCCCGGTCCCGAAAGCTCGAGGCGCTCCCGGTAGAGCCCGAGGAGCTTCTGCGCGTCCTCCCGGGCCTCGACCTGGGTCCCGACCGAATCGACGTCGATCGCGATGACCGTTTCCTCGGCGCTCGAGGCCAAGACCCGGTAAGGCTTCTCGGCGGCCGGCGCCGGGAGATCCTGGCCGTTGAGCCTGGCGGCTTCGCGCTCCAGGTACTCGGCCCAATCGAAGATCGCGCCCTTGACCTTGAGGAT